CGGCACCAGCGATTAATGTTTTAAATCCTTGTCCATTTTCAAGTCTACCAACTTGCCATGCCCTATTTAAATCAATAGGATTTACAAATAATGCTACCCATAACGATTGTACAGGTATAGAATTTGCTGATGTTAATATTATTTTATAAAACCATTCATAAAAAGATGTCATAATGTCCTCTTAAGTATTTAAGACTAAAGCATTAAAAATCTACAAATAAAAAACCCCTATTATTACAATAGAGGTCTTTTCAATATTTAAATCAATTATTCTCCTAAACGCCAGAATTGATATGCCATAGTTACCGTAAAATCAAGAGGTTTACCATCACCCTGAAGGTCATAATTTATTTCTCCTAATGATTTAGGATAAATACCAATAAAATTATATTTTCGGATACTTTTAAGGTCTTTACCAAGAAGATCCATTGAAGCTTGTTCAGTAGGAACACCATATTTACCGGTAGCGGTAACATCATCAAATATTTCTTTGATCCAGTTTTCCATTTTATTACGAATGTTAAGACCTTCATCACACCAAAATAATAATTCCCAACTATCTGATCCAGTATATTTTACAGAACCTGGAAAATTATAATCTAATCCCATAAAAGAAACTTGTTGATTAGTAATTTCCTTTCCTGGAAGTTTTGCTGTTTTTACATAAAGTAAATCATTTTCAACAAACGGTCCAAGAGTTCTAACTCTAAACTGAAAATCTCTTGCAAACTCTTGTCCTTGTGCGGCGGCGTAAAAATCTTGAATTGACATTTATTATCTCCTTTGGTATAAACATATATAAGCAATTATCGGTTACTTGTAATTATTTATTGATTACGTATACTTTTTATAGAAAAACTAAATATTATAAGTTTTAGAAAATACATAATTTCCACAATCCCATATTCTATTATATCCATTGGCTTTCATATTTTCCCATTCTGATATGGTAGAATCAAAAATCGGAAGTAATGTTTTTAATTTATGTTTTTGAAAACTAACTCTTGATTTTATGTCAGTTATTATACTTTTATAAAAATACCAATAATTTGGTTTTGATGCCCTAAGAAGAGTAAATCCTAAACTTTCATAAAATTTAGTTGATGATGAATATCTACGATCCATATATGTTATTAATTTATTAGGGGTATATGTTATTTCAAAATAGTTTAATATTTTAGATGCTCCACCAATAACAGTTGTGTTTATTTTATTAGCAAATCTAATTATTTCCCATTCAGGGGCATTTGATGTTATTTTACGTTTTCCAAATGTCATTATAGAAACAAGCTCATTATTATAATATAATCCAATTTTATAAGTTGATTTATCATTTCCTTGTAAATGATTTTCAAGTAAAAATTTACCCTTTTCTTTTGTTTCAACTTCTCGTATTTCAGTCTTTCTAGCAAATATTTTATTAGTAGAACAGTTACATTTATGAGATATCATAGACTTTAAAATATCCTTTTTATGTATCCATTCGTTTTCAAATATCTGTATCAATTGTATGCCTAGATTTTCACACTTAATAGTTTTAGTTATATGATATTTATTATTTTTACCCATAAGTTCTGAATGCCAATATATTCCATTAAATTCAATAGCAATATTCTTACTTGGTATGTATATATCAAGTTCCTTACCATTAAGTATGTTTCTATCATTATATATAATCTTATCACTTATAATAGTAGAAATAAAATCTCTTAGTTCTTTCTCTGGTTTAGATATATTACAGTGACTACAATATATATTCACCCAATTTCCATTCTGCATATTATATTCAAAAGAATTATTACATGTATTACATTGAATTTTAAATGGACCGCTATTTAATCCACCAGTTGGTTTATTTAAAATCGTAAATCCCTGACTTATTATGTGTGGTGTTATCTCGTCATAATGAGAATTAACCCTACATTGTTGAGCATATCCACTATTAGCACATATAGTAGAACATGTTTCTTGATAACCAGAAATAAAGTTAATGTATGGTGTGTTATTACCACATACTATACATTTATGTTTGATAATGTTATTATGTAATATATAAAATCGTTCACTCCATTTAAAGTCTTTAGATAATTCTATATAATCATTTGTATAATAAATTATTGAGCATAACATATCTATATTTTTATATGTATTTATAAATCTTCCATTTTTTCCGTTATTAGTGTCAAAAACTCTATCTGTAATAAACTTTAATACGACATTTAATGGAACTTTATAAAACGTATTAGTAGAAAATAATTCTATTAATGTACATTTGTTTTTTATAATTGATGATTTTTTTGTATTTGAGCATGATTTCCATGAAGTGTTTTTTCGAATACATGCCATCGCATTACATGTTTTTGAATATCCATGTTTAAACATTTTAAACGTTAATGGCTTTCCACAAGTGGGACATGTTGGTTGAGTGGTTATATTATTTAAAATACAGTATATCTTTTCTGAGATATTATCAGTAAATAATATAGAATCTTGTATTTTATTATATAATATACTATCTTTAAACCTTTGTTGTCTTAATATTGCAGAGTTTAACGTTTTGTGTTTAGTTAAAAGAGTATTTAATATCTCATCTTTTATTGTATGATTCATTAATAATGTCTCCTTATAATAATTATAGCATAGAATAGTAAAACAACTAGTAATTTATATTAATACTTGATATTTATATATCTAATATAATTACTTATAAATACAAGGGGTTTCATATGAAATACAATATAAATAATAGTAATGATGTTATAGCGTTACGAAAATTATATCCAAAACATTGGATAAGAATAATTAAAAAACATAATAGTAATATATATGATACGGCAGTTAATTATAATAATATATATAATCTAAACTATACAAGTAACTCACAAATGTTTTATAATTGGTGTTTTGGTATAGATAAACAACCGATTTGTAGTATTACAAAAAAGAATTTAAAATTTAATAATATTGCATGGAAATACAGAACATATGGTGATAGAGGAATAGTAACAAAAGATATGACGGCTAAACGTATATTATCAAGATCAAAATCTAAAAGCACATATAGTATATCTAAGATCATAGCTAATATTACATCATCTAATAAGTATATAAGATTAAATCAGAATGTAATTACAGAACGATTACAAAAATATAAGATAATAAAAAATGGTGGTGGGATATTGTCAACTATGGCAGTAAATGATAAAGAGTTATTATATAATTGTATTATCCATCAACAGGATAAAAGAATATTAAAATTAACAGAAGCTATATATTGTTTAATGAATAATATTTCTCCTAATATATGTCCTATAACAGGTAATATTACAAGATTTAAAAATGTTGTAGATGGTTATGATGAATATTATACCGATTGTAAAGATTATAAATTAATACAGCAGAAGAAAAATATATCAATTCATAAAAGAATTGTTGAAAACTCTAAACAATATAATATTAGTGACAAGAATCTATTACAGATAATAAAATATATAGTAACAAATGAATATGATAAAATGTTTCAAAACCCGCAACAATATATAAATTCAAATTATATTGGATTAGAACTAAGAATAATATCTAGAACAAATTATCTTAATACAGATTGTAAATTTACAGAACGATTATATCATATATATAACGATATATATTCAATACCACAAAACAAATTTAATAATGATGCAAAATTTGAAACGTTTATAAGTGGTTATAGATTATGTGAAAATGCATATACCTGTAGCAATACAGAGTTAGAGATTGTTAATTTTATTAATAGTATATATACTGGAGAGGTTATTAGAAATAATCGTAAAATACTTTCTGGTGGTAGGGAATTAGATATATACATTCCAGAATTTAATTTAGCAATCGAACTAAATGGTGAATATTATCATTCAGACACATTTAAACCAAAACAATATCATTTAAATAAACTAGAAGAATGTAATAAATTAAATATTACATTAATACATATTTGGGCATTAGAGTGGGAGACACGTTCTGATATAGTTAAGAGTATGATAAAAAGTAGGTTAAATTGTAATATAAAATTATACGCTCGACAGTGTGTAATAGGTAGTATTACAAAAGATGAAAAATCTAAATTTTTAATCGCAAATCATTTACAAGGAAATGATAATTCACAGACATATGTTGGCGCATATTATAATAATGAATTAGTGTCTGTAATGACTTTTGGAATGCGACAACTAGGTAAAGTAAAAAAATTCGAACTTATACGGTTTTGTTCTAAATTAGGATATACAATTGTTGGTGGAGCATCAAGACTATTTAAATATTATACTAGCAATAATAATATAACTAATATTACTACATATGCTGATCGTAGATGGTCTAACGGAAAGGTTTATAATATTTTAGGATTTACATTATCTCATATAAGTGCGATAAATTATTGGTATTATAAAAATAAAAAGATATATCATAGAGTATCGTTTCAAAAACATAAACTAAAAAATAAACTATTATTATTTGATAACAATAAAACCGAATCTAAAAATATGATAGATAATGGATATTATAGAATATGGGATTGTGGAAATTATGTATTTTCGTGGACAAAATAGGGCTAGGATTTAATCCCTAGCCCTATTTTTATTATATCAACTCAGAAAAGTCTTGATCTGTTCTAGTTGCGTAGAAGTTCACAAGAATATATTCTGCTGTTCTTACTGGTTTAAGATAAATATCTACAACTAATTCGTTATTATCTATAACCGTTGAAGTATTATTTCTTTCATCACACACAATCAGATAATCATATACCCCTTCATTATTCTTAGCTATCTCAAAGATAGGTGCAAGAATGTTTACAACACGAGTTCTAGTGAACACACTATTAGGTTCAAATACAAAGTATCTCATAATAGAATTTGTTGCTTTTTCAAGAATCAAGAATAATCTACGAACATTAATTCTATCAAATGCTGTAGGTTTCTTTTGTAATGTTTTTTGACCCCAAACAGTGTAACCATCACCTGGAAAGTAAACCACTGGATTAATAGAGATTCTATAAAGAATATCACGTTGTTTTTGGGTTGGATTAAGGGCAATATCAGAAATTCCAGTGATAATACCATTATTTAATCCAGCAGGAGCATACCAGGGTTGTAATGCAGCATCCATTTTACACATAATTTTAGCTTCATAGCCAGAGAATGGCAACCATGTATGTGCTCCAAGATTGTTATCATAAACTTTAACCCAATTACCATAAGTACACGCATAGTTAGAATTACTTGAGCCAAACAAATTCTTCAAAGGCCAATAGATATCAGAACTAAAGTTTTTACTTGTGTCCTGGAGTGTCTTAAGTTGTCCTTGTACAAAGATATGTTTAAGTGCATCAGCAATAAACAAACAATCTTTACGAGTTTCTGAACAAAAATTAGCTAACAAGTTATAAACAACTACCCAATCATTTTGAATTGTTGAGGATGATCCACTAGTTTGATCATTAAGATAATCAGTATCAACTGCTGTAGAAGGTTTAAATACCCCATCAAGATATGTTGTGTCATCATATGATTGTGCTGAATTATCATCAACAGCAGAATATGCTACAACAGTCCAGATGGTACTTAATCCCCCATCACAAACAATATCAATAGGAATTTGTTCTTTATTTTCTGCTAATCTTAAAGATCTTGTAAGTTTAGTAGATATATTACCAATCATCTTTTCTGAAGTAGTTGTTGGGTCAATTTGTGGACCTATTGCATATAGTTCTTTAATAGAACTACGAATTTTCTTCTTTATTCCAGCAGGATTCCAAGTAGTTTGAGTTCCTAAATTAGGATTAATGAGTATTTTCATATATATAGAATTATCATTTATCTGATTTCCAATAAAATATGTTTCGGATTGACCATCTGGACTATACATACGGGTAGAATCCATTGAGCCAACATATGCTTCTTTACGAGTTGCCTGTAAAGCAATACCAGTTTGTGAAGTATTACTACTTTGATCAAATCTGAAAAGACCAATAACTATTGTATCATCATTATCTGCATCATCAATTGGTGTTGAAGGAATAGTTTCAATATCTTCAGAAATAGAATCATTAATATCTGTACCCGAAAGTTCAGTTTGAATCATTGAAGTTGGAACAGGATTCCAATTATCAACACTGTCATTATATTGAACAGAAGAAATTGCATCATATGTTGTATCATTTAATCCAGTATTATCATGAATTCCAACATAATATCCACCATAGTTATTATCAATTGTGGTTTTAATTTCGTTAATAAGAATAATACCGGTATTACCAATATCATCATACGCTGTACCAGTAGAAGTAAGACCAGGGGTATTAGTCCATTTAATTTGTCCAGATTCCCAAGCTAAACGTTGAGTTTCTGTTAATATTATTTGAACGGGTTCACCAATTTCGTATGCGCTACCTTGTGTATATGTACTTGAACTTATTGGTAATGTAGTAGATTCTGTAACAGTTACAGGAAATAATAATGCGCTATATTCTGACGAATAACCACCACCACCGCCTGATCCATATGGCATTCTGTTTGTAAGCAAATTACCGGGTGATTGTAATACTTGTGATGCTGTATGATACATATAACGTTCAGCGGCATTTGTTGGTAAACCATAAATATGCTCAAATTCTGTTATACTTGTTACATTGACTAATTCATCTGTTGGACCAGTATTTGCAAATCCTTGCACGAAAACGTTAGTTCCAACAGGTAATGATGCACGTAGAGAAAGATCAATTTCTCTAATTTCTATTCCTGGGCTTTCAATAGTTCTTGCCATTTTTATATCTCCTTATCAAATGTAATTGATAAACACTAAAATAATGTTCTCTTTCTTAATTATTTACTTATTTTCAATATGTTTAATTAAAAATATTAATATAATTTTATATTTTTGCTGGCGTTCCGTTTTCTAATAATGTTATTTCCATTTGATTAAAAACAAATGTAAAATTTGATTCTAATTCTGTTTCATCTCTATAATTATATCGAATCTCACCTAATTCTGTTATAAACGAATTAAAATAGTCGAATTTGGCTATTCGTACATTATATTCATCTAATGCGTAAACAGTCATAGTAGTTTGATAATCTGTAAATTTGTTAGAATTAATTGATGATGTATTAATATCCTTATCTGCAAAGTGGTCATTCATACCACTTTGTTTAATTTTATTCATGTGATCTAACCATTTCCATAATAACCAATAATTATTAAAATAATTATCGATTGTAAAATTAATAGAAATTGGTGGATAATCGGGTCTAGATTGACTAGTAACATTATATGGTTGTCCACCCCATCTAATATTTTGTGCTGGTACAGATACTGAGGGAACTACAACACCCCATATTGAAAATTGTAAAGCATCTTCTTGAATATAATCTTGTGTTCGTTGACTTAAAATTGCGCTATCAATATCCATAAGAACGGGTGGTAAAGATAATACAAGTAAAAATTTATCTGCCCGTGCTTTATTAGTAATTGATTGATGTATAGATTGTGCCATAATATTCTCCATAAGTATTTATTAAAAACACTTGATTAAGAAATAAATTAGTGTATCTTATATATAAGTATATAAATATACTAAAGGAGATAATGTGTAAATTATATGAATATGTATATATAGTAGGTGATAATAGTACTAAAGTACAATATATAATAAATAAAGAAAAAACTATATTGTGCCATAATATAAATAATACAATGTGGAATATTATTGATGCCAAATTATTATTAGATGATATTAATATGTCATTTAAAAAGAATTTAACAAATAAAGAAGCAGAAGAAATTATATTTTTAGATAACTTATGAATTTAAATGATTATAAATTTAACGGATTTAAACTATACAATCGTAATTATATATATTATGATTGTAATGGTGAAATGGAAACTGGTATTGTTCATATACTTACACAATATGTGAACAACATAGTAATAAAAGCATGGTCTGATATTAATTCTAATGAAGAATATAGTAATTGGAAACCAGAACATAAAATAGGTGATCAATATGATCGATATGATGAACATGATGAATTTAATCGTAATGTAACTGACGGAGAAGCATTTATTTTTTTATTATGAAAACGAAACGTAAAAAACCAATGGAAACATCTATTAGTCGAGGTGTTGAGTTTAGTATGGCGGGTAAAGGAAAATCTGGAATTATGCAAGCTGATAGAAAAGAGTTTAAATGTAAACAAGAGCGTAAAATTGGAAAAGATATTATAAGAAACGCAATATGAACTACCGTGTCACAATATGGTAAATATTAGAATATCAAAGCTATGAAACATTTAATACTTTCCATACTTCTCTTACCTTGCATCCTCATAGCTGAATCTAATCCTGATAATGTAGAAGCAGGACTGCCATCCAAACCTGATACTATAATCAATCGCCAAGGATATGCATTAGGGTACAACGAGCAACACGAACAAGCTGAATGGGTATCCTACAAATTAACAAAAGACGAAGTTCTGAATAAGGCTTTGAGCAGAACAGATAATTTTCGTGAAGATCCATTAGTTCTAACTGGTTCAGCAGCTCTCAGTGATTATCGTGGTTCAGGATATGATCGGGGGCATCTAGCCCCAGCAGCGGATATGCATTTTAACAGTACCACTATGTCCGAATCTTTCTTTATGTCCAATATGTCTCCACAGATGCCTTATTTCAATAGAGGTATATGGAAAAAATTAGAGGCACTCATTAGAACTTGGGCTGTCGAAAACGATGAAATATATGTTGTAACTGCACCTGTACTCACGGGGGAACTAACTCTCTCGACAGGAAGTAATCAAGTAACAGTTCCAGATTACTATTACAAAGTTGTTTTAGACTATAAGCCACCTGAAGTAAAAGCCATTGGTTTTATATTGAAAAATGAGAAGTCATCTAGCAATTTGGTGTCATTTGCTTGCTCTGTAGATAAAGTTGAAGAAATTACTGGATTAGATTTCTTTTCAAATGTTCCTGATGATATTGAAAATAAAATTGAATCTGAAATAGATGTTTATTTGTGGGCGTGGTCATCTCGTTCACATGCCTATAGTCATCATTCATCCGCAAAAAGATCAGTTTCTACAACTGCTGCTTCTTCACGTTCTAGTAAATTCCATATCGAGCAGTAATTTAGTAGGGTTGGAACCGTTGGGGTAAAATCTATAAATAAATGAAAATAAATGAAAATAAGTAGAGGAAATTATGTATAATTTTAGTAAATAGTTAGGAGAGAATAAATGAGCATCGAAAAAATTATGAATAATCTACAAGATAAGCAGTTTAAGGTTGTGAAAATATCTGACGACAATAGTGAATTTGAATTGGATAATGGAGACGTATATCCAATCCCATTTGAACTAGATTTTAAGCCTTCTATTGAAGAGTTTCAAGAAATGTTAGATAATTCAAAAGATTTAATGTTGGCATTACTAAAGAAAACAAATGGATAAATTATTAACAATTAGGCAGGTTTCTGAAATTCTCAACGTTACACCAGTGACATTGAGAGCGTGGGATAAATCTGGGAAATTGCCATCCGTTAGAACTGATGGGGGACATAGAAGATGGAAACAGTCTGTTGTAGATACGTATATGGGGATTGATTTAGTTTCAGTGGTTAATACTGAAGGCTTACCAGTGTGTATCTATGGGAGAGTTAGTAGTCATGACCAAAAGAAGAAGGGCGATTTAGACAGGCAATGTCAACAATTGTGTGAGTATTGCGCCAAGCATAAATACCCCGTAGAGCATATTTTAAAGGATGTTGGTTCTGGATTATCTGATTCGAGAAAAGGATTATTAAAATTATTTAAATTAGTTGTTGAGAAAAAAATATCAAAAGTAGTAGTTGAGCATAAAGATAGATTAACAAGATTCCAATATAATTTTTTTGAGTTTTTCTTCGGTAGTTATGGCGTTAGCATTGAAATAATAAATAAAAAGACAGAAGATGAAAATGAAGAGTTAGTGGAAGACATTATGATGTTAATGGCTTCCTTCTCTGGTAAATTATATGGTCGTCGAAGTGCTAAAAGGCGAAAAAAGAGAGCGACTAATGATTAGAAGAAGTCAACATACATTAAAGTTTGCAACTCAATTTAAGAAAAATAAGTTGAATGACTTCTTTGTTGAATATGAAAGAGTTGTTAATCAATTTATTAAACTTCATTGGAATGATGATAAGTTGATTTCCAAGGCTAATAGTGAAATATATTCTAAGGTTGACTCTTGGTTGCTTGGAAAAGCAATGAAATGTGCTTATAATCAAGCTATTAAGATTATAAAATCAACCAGAAAGAAAACCTCTCAACTGAATTATAAGAAATATAAAAAGCTCTATTTTAAGTGTAAAATATCAAACCGAAACATTAAAGGCATTTTAGATCAAAAATATTCAGAATGGATTGTAGATAGAAATCTAAAAAACCGAGTCACTTTACCGGCGTTTAATGGAAAAACAATAGAACTTAATTCAGATTTAGTGAGGATACAAACATCTAAAAAATCAAGTGAATTTGATATGTGGATTAGGATTAGTTCAGTTT